AGAAGAAACGATACCAATAAAAGAAATTTTTGAAGAAGATGAGTTGGACGAAGAAATATCTACAGATGACACCGAATCAGAAACAGAAATTCAAGAAGAAGATGAAGTCTTTGTCGAAGAAGTAGAACTGACAGAAGAAGAAATACAGGAAGAAGTAAAAGAAGTTGAAGAAAAAATTGAAGCTATACAACAGACTAATGTTGAAGAACTTGAAACAGAACAAGTTGTGGAAATCATTGAAGAAGTTAATGACGCAGGATTGGAAAATCTTGACGAAGTTAGCGAAGATGTACTTGAAGTTGTAAGTGAAGTAGTAGAACAATCAATAGCAAAAGCTGACGACCTTACTATAGAACAACAAGAAGTCGTTGCTGAAGTGCTTGGCTTTACAGAAACAGAAGATGTTGAAGTATTAGCAGAAGCAGTAAAGACAGATGAAACTGTTGCTAAAGCAGTAGAAGAATATGTAGAGAGAGCAGTAGAAAATGCTGATGTAGAAAACTACACATTAGCTGACGCACAAACAGAAATAGCTTTTGAATCTTTAGTAGCAGGAGACTTTAGTGTTATCATAGATGTTGATTTAGACGCAATAGATTTAACAAACATATCAAATGATATGACACAAGATACTAAGGAAAAGGCACAAGAAGTCATACTACCAACAGTAATTGTAAATATTGTATCGTTTGTAAGGAGATTTAATTGATAAAAAAATTGTGGTCTTGGTGCGTAGAAGCAGTAAAAGAAACACTTAACCTTGCTTGGACATTGAGTGGTCTAGCGATTGCGACATTGACTTTGACAGGACAAGCACAGGTAATAACTTTTTACGCAACAGTAATAACATTAGTTATATGGTTAGTAACGATTGGATTTAGAAAATAATGGTACAACCAAGTGAGCCGTACAGTAGATTAAAAAATCATTCTAATACATTGACCATTGATATATCTGAAGATAATAGAAATAGCACAAGTGTTGATATGCAAGGTAATAAATTAAGAGCAATATTACAACCTGCTTCAATGTCAGCTAGTAAATTTAAAATACAATTTAGTATGGACAACTCTACTTTTTACGATATAGCTGATGAAAATGGTAATACTAAAGAAGTAGATTTTACTGCTAACTCTTTAGTATTTACAAATGACTTTGACTTTTTAAGTATGGGATATATAAGAATTCGTTCTGACGGTACTGAAACTGCTGATAGAACTTTTACTTGTATATTTGGTTGATAAAATGTGTATGATAACTAAAAAAAATGACGGCTCTTTTGTGCAGATATGTAATTGCAAACACGGAAGCATTCATTGTAAGGAGAACTAATGGCAGATAATGGAATGACTCAGAAGGAGATGTTGTTACTTGTATTAGAAGGACAAGATAAGATAAATTCTCGCATTGATGAACTACACGAGAAGGTAAATACAAAGATTTCTAGGTCAGAGTTAATGGCTACTGCTACCTTTATTGTCATACTTATTGGTGGAATTATCCAATATTCTATGTAAATTAGCCATTTAGAGCCGTTTTAAGACACTATTTGTAGCATTTAGGTATAACTTACCACCCTAAAATAACCATAAAAAAAACTTATAAATTTCTTGTTTTTGTGTTGCATTAAATAATCTTTGATTATATAATTCAGGTATGAATGAAACAACAAAAATATTTAAAAAAGATTTAGACCTAGATGTCGCTGACTTTACTTATGTAAAGCCTTTAGACCTTTTACACGATACAGTTAAAGGCGAAGTAATTGGTTATGTTAATTGTTATACCTGTGGTAATTGGTCTAAAGATGTCCACGAATTAAAAAACAATGCTGATAACAACCACCCAACAACAATATTTGTAGGTAATAGTTGTGCAGATTACTTTGAACTTCCTGACAATGCTTCAGCTTTAACATTAGCAAATCACAGAAGAATCCTTGCAGAAAAAGAGAGAGCAGAGTGGAGAGAAGCTATTAGAGAATTTGGTATCAATGAGCCTGAAATTGCACAAATGGGAGAGTTTTTATCAACAATAAATGATTACTATATGACAAGATTTCGTAAAATTAAGTACAATTATGGTGCTGAATTTGTTGAAGGTTTAAGAAAACTTACTTTAGAAACTTGGGAAGAAGAAGTAAATAATATCATTAGAGATACAAGACTAGCTAATAGAGTTCAACTTGAGAATGGATTACAAGAAATTACTGCAAAAGTAGAAAAAGTTTATACTGCTGAAACTCAATGGGGTTATCAAAGAAGATTAATCCTAGATGTCAATGCTAATACTTTATTTGTAAATATTACAAAAGCACTAGAAGAAGTAAATGAAGGCGATACTATCACAATAGAATTAGAAGTATCAATGTTTGAAACTGCAAAGTATGGAGAAGAAATAGAAGTTTCAGAAACAAACCCTAACGGTCATAGCTTTACAGGAATGGGTAAAGCAGGTAGAAGAAAACTAATCAATCATATCAAAGCATAATTCAAAAGACCCTAGAAGCTATTGCTAGTATCTAAGGTCTTTTTTTTATTTATAAATCACAAATTAACAATTTATGATTTATAATACTTATTGTGAATAAAGTAAAAGGAACAAGTTGTATGTTCTGTGGAAAACATCTTAACACATATCGTGGTAGTTTGTTTTGCGATAACAGAAATTGTTTGTATAGATATTCTAAACAAACAGATTTACAACATACGCACAGTTAAATAAAGGAGAGATATGCCTTCATTAATTATTGAAGGTGTGATTGCTTGTCTCTTGACTTTGCCACCAACGGCAAGTGATATGGACAATTTCTTGAATTGCAGGGAACAATATAGAAAAGTAGAAGTTGTACAACAATGGATTCCTATATTGCAAACACACTTCAAAGAAGAAGATGTATTACAAGCTAGTCTTATTGTCTTTTGTGAATCATCAGGCAGACCATTTGCTACAAACACAAATAAAGATATGACTAAGGACATTGGTTTATTTGCATTTAATGATAAGACTTGGACTTGGTTAAAGGATAAATTAAATTTTACAGGTAAAAGAACTAACCCAATCCTAAATATTAAAGTAGCTTCTTGGCTCTTTTATAATGACGGCAGGGGAAAACATTGGTATAGCTCAAAGCATTGTTGGAATTATGATTTTTGATACACCATTATTAGATGACTTAGACGAGGAGTTGAATGATAAAGAAATACAACTTTACAGAACAAGACAAGGTAGGGAAGCTCGGAGAGAAGTTAATACTTAACCATTACAACTCTATTACAGATGAGAATGGTAATAAGTATCACGCAAGAGCTACTAGATTAGATGAACAACTACAAGGTGCTGACCTTATGGTATTCAATCAGAGCCTTAAAACTAATTACATAGAAGTTAAAACAGATACACAGATAGAAGAAACCAAGAACATAGCTTTGGAATATTTGATTGAGCAAGAGAATGGCAACTTACAGATTGGTTGTCAGATGAAAACCTTTGCTGACTTTATGATGTATTGGAGTTACCCAACTAACTTTGTAAGGTATTGGAATCCAACAAAGCTACAACCATACATTGTTACTTGGATTAGAGATAGTAAATACAAAACTGTAAAAGTAATTAATGAGAATCAACAGGGAGACAAATGGTTTGCTCATTGTTTGCTTGTACCGACTTATGAATTTGATAAACTAAAACAAGTAAATAGTTTTTTAGTAAGCCTAAATGTATTACAAGGAGTTTTAAATGAAGAAGATTGAGTGGCGAGAAGATGAAACCTTTACAGAATACAAGATGAGAAAACACGAAGGTATGCAAGGTATGGGTCAAAAGACAGTTAAGAAAAGAGAAGGTTGGTCTGACAATCAAAAGCGTGGGCTAACTAATAAGAACAAAGGTAGAAGAAAACAAAACCTAGCAAGGAAGAAACTAAAGATACCTGATACAAAGTTTAGAAGCCAAATGGGTAATGAAGAATCTTGGCAAGGAGAAGTCAGAGTAGAAGTAAAAGCAGGTAAGCAAGTACAAACTTTATGGACTAAATATCAAAAAGCCAAAGAACAATCTGACGCTAATACAAGGATTGGAGATACAAGACCATTTATGTTTGTTGCTATGCCTGACGGAACTTCTAATGGATTAGTAGTAGTAGAGCTTGATAAGTTAGATGAAGTTGTCTTTGCTTTACTTGAAACTTGGGAATCCTAATTTAATCTTTATTTTTTTCTTTATACCAAGAGTCAAAGTCAGTAACACAATCTTTATGGATTGAATCTATTTTATCTTCATACTTAAAATATGTCATACTAGGAATAACAACATCAACTGTATTATCAAAGTTTGTAATTACATCAATTTTATTACCGTCATAACCATTAGTAGCTTTATACATTTCTGTTATAGCAATATTAATTGGTGTTCTATCTTCTCTAAATTTAAAACAGATTGAAATAGTATCAAAACCAAATTCTTCAACTTTTTTATTTATATCATTCATACTTAAATTATACATAATCTTTGATTAAAACAAAGGATTTTATAGCATTTCTTAAATAAAATAGTCAATGTTTATAGGCTTTTAGCCATTCCCAAAAAAAAACTTTGAGAAATTCCCTAGAAATACCCTTAATGACGCACTTGTAATCTATAATTTAAGTAAGCAAAAGACAGGACGCAAATGGCACTTAAAGAATATCTTGAGAACTATAAACCACCACAAATAAAGCGTGGTTATTTCTATGGTACAGAGAAGCGTGAAGCTGAGTGGGAACAAGTTTTACAAGCTCTCGAAGAAGGTTATAAAGACACAACTGCATTAGTTAATTGGTTGGTTGATG